TTGACGAACTGACACAATGGGCCACACCATATGCATGGAACTACATGCGAAGTCGTCTACGGTCCACTGCACCAGACTTGCCTATCTTTATGAGGGCAACAACTAACCCCGGCGGTAGGGGACATCAGTGGGTCAAGAAAATGTTTATTGACCCTGCCCCATACAATAGAGCGTTTGATGCAACAGATGTTGAAACAGGAGAAGTCCTCAAGTATCCCGCAGGACATAGCAAGGCTGGAAAGTCTCTATTTAAACGTAGGTTCATCCCAGCAAGACTTTCTGATAACCCATACCTTGCGCAAGCAGGAGACTATGAGGCCATGCTCCTCTCGCTTCCTGAACAGCAACGTAGGCAGCTTCTTGAAGGTGATTGGGACATCAAAGAAGGCGCGGCGTTCACTGAGTTTAATCGGGATGTTCATGTTGTGGAGCCTTATCGTATCCCTAGCAACTGGGTCAAGTTTCGCGCATGTGACTATGGTTACGGCAGTTATTCTGGTGTTCTTTGGTTTGCTGTTGCACCTGATGAACAGCTTATCGTCTACAGAGAACTATACGTCAGTAAGGTGTTGGCGACAGACTTGGCCGATATGATACTTGATTTGGAAGCCGAAGATGGTAATATTAAGTACGGTGTTTTGGACAGTAGTCTTTGGCACAAGCGTGGCGATACTGGTCCTTCTCTTGCGGAGCAAATGATTGGTAGGGGATGTCGTTGGCGTCCATCTGACCGCAGTAGAGGCAGTCGCGTGGCCGGTAAGAATGAAATACACCGACGCTTACAGATAGATGAATTTACAGAGGCACCCCGACTTGTATTTTTTAATAGCTGCACAAATGTCGTCAGTCAACTACCATCCATCCCTCTGGACAAGAAAAATCCAGAGGATGTTGACACAAAGTCTGAAGACCACCTTTACGACGCGCTACGGTATGGGATTATGTCCAGACCCCGGTTCTCTATTTTCGACTATGACCCGCATGGCAGACCATCGTCAGGTATGCAAGTAGCTGACTCCACATTTGGATACTAAAGGAAACAACTATGGCTGAAGAAGAAATCCCTATGGAAACAGATGCTATCTCGCTAGAAGACAGCGATGATACAAATGTTACTGACGTTGAAATCTCGTCTTTGATAGCTCATGTGCATGATTCTTATAAACGAGCAGAAGATTATCGTTATCAAGATGAAGAGAGATGGACACGTGCTTATAGAAATTATAGGGGTTTGTACGGACCTGACGTGCAGTTTACAGAGGCTGAAAAGTCTCGCGTATTTATTAAGGTAACTAAAACAAAAACGCTAGCCGCATATGGTCAGATTGTTGACGTTTTGTTTGCCAACAACAAATTCCCTCTTTCTATTGAGCCAACAGAACTACCTGAAGGTGTGGTAGCAGATGTAAACTTTGACCCGCAAAAACCCCAGCAGTTACAAGACCCAATGGAAAGCCCATATGGTTTTGAGGGTGATGGACGAGATATTCCACTGGGTGCCACGCAAAAGACACTCATGGACATGTTGGGTCCAATAGATGAAAAACTTTCTGACCTAGAAAACTTGGAAGAGGGACCGGGTAAAACGCCGACATCAATAACCTTTAGTCCTGCGATGATTGCCGCAAAGTCAATGCAGAAAAAAATCCACGACCAATTGGAGGAGTCAGGCGCGAACAAACACCTACGTAGTACAGCGTTTGAAATGTCTTTGTTTGGCACCGGCGTAATTAAAGGTCCATTTGCTATTGACAAAGAGTATCCTAACTGGAATGATGAGGGAGACTACGACCCACTCTTCAAAACAATTCCACAAGTTTCGCATGTATCTGTTTGGAATTTTTATCCCGACCCAGACGCAAATAACATGGATGAAGCGCAGTTTGTTATTGAGCGTCATAAGATGTCGCGCACACAGCTTCGCTCTCTAAAACGTCGCCCATATTTTAGGGGCCAAGTTATTGATGAAGTTATTAGCTTGGGTGAAAACTATATCAAGAAGTATTGGGAGGATGACCTTGCAGACTATGCACCAGAGCATGGCATTGATAGATTTGAGGTTCTGGAGTATTGGGGTACTATTGACACACGTATTTTGGAAGACAACGACGTTGACATCCCAGAAGAACTAAAAGAGTTTGACGAACTGCAAGCTAACATCTGGGTCTGCAATGACCGACTGTTGCGAGTTGTTCTTAATCCTTTCAAGCCAGCAAAGATACCTTATCATGCCGCACCATATGAACTAAATCCATACAGCTTCTTTGGTGTTGGTATTGCAGAGAACATGGACGACACGCAGACGCTAATGAACGGCTTTATGCGTATGGCTGTGGACAACGCTGTGCTGTCAGGCAACTTGATTGTAGAAGTAGATGAAACCAATCTTGTGCCGGGTCAAGACTTATCTCTATACCCAGGTAAGGTATTTCGTCGTCAGGGCGGCGCGCCGGGCCAAGCTATCTTTGGCACAAAGTTTCCAAATGTGTCGTCTGAAAATATGATGTTGTTCGATAAGGCGCGAGTGCTAGCAGACGAAAGCACTGGCTTTCCGTCATATGCACATGGACAAACAGGTGTGCAGGGTGTGGGTCGAACAGCCAGTGGTATTTCTATGCTGATGAATGCCGCTGCTGGTGGTACAAAGAGTGTCATCAAAAACGTGGATGACTATCTTCTGCGTCCGCTTGGTGAAGGCTTTTTCCGCTTTAACATGCAGTTTGACTTTGACCCTGATATAAAGGGTGACCTTGAAGTAAAAGCGCGAGGCACAGAAAGTCTAATGGCTAACGAGGTTCGTAGTCAGAGGCTGATGCAATTCCTTGGCGTGGCAAGTAATCCTGCTTTGGCACCATTTGCTAAGTTTCAATATATTATTCGTGAGATTGCAAAATCACTTGACCTTGACCCCGACAAGGTTACTAACAATATGGATGAGGCTGCTCTTCAAGCTGAACTTCTCAAGGGTTTCCAAGCCCCAGCAGAAAATCAGCAACAACCACCGGCTGGTGCTGACCCGACAGACCCAACTGGTGCAGGGGGTGGCACAATAGGTGTAGGACAAGCACCTGTGCCGAATGAGCAAGGATTTAGTGCAAATGGACAAGGAACTACTCAGCAAGTTGAAGCCGCTGGTCAACAGCAAGCAGTGGCCCCACTTCAGTAATTACATAGACAGTTTAATTACTGTACAACAAAAGTCACTGGAACAAGCAGACAATGAAATATTATTGTATCGTTCACAAGGGGCAATAGCCGTGTTGAAAAAAATGCAACAACTAAAGAAAGATGTGGTGACACAAGATGTCAATATTTAAAAAACACTCACGTAAAGATGTTATTCGCGCCATTGAAGCGCATGAGGTAGGTCCGTACAAGGATACTAAAGAGGGCTGGCCTTATATCTTTACTGGTGTGTCTAGGAAGAAAGACCCGTCATCTGCTTTTGGCCCTAGACAAATAACATACTCCACTATTAAAAACGCTATTGCAAATTATAAAGGCAGGGGTGAGAAACTTTCACCAGAGTTACAAGAATACGCAGATAAACTTATTGCACAAGGAATGAATAAAGTAAACTTAGACCAAGGTGCAGCAAAGTTTTATAGTGAAGCCGGTATAGGTGTTGAGCGAGAAGCAACAGCAGAGGATAGGGCATCCTTTGGTTCTTTCGGTACTGGATTTATCCCTAGAGAAGACCACGAAAAATATTATGACGAAATTGCCGACATTGTATTTGATGAAAAACTCAAAGAAGCTAAAGCACTTGGTGTAACCGATGTTGATGGTTTTCTGCGCGTTTATCATGGCAGCAAAAACCCAGAGAACAATTTAGATTATCAAGATAAAGTTAATAGATATTTAGAAGACCCAAGTTTGATAGACCGCAAACCCGGTCTGTTTGGCATGGGCATGGTTATTCCGGGAACAAGGATTGGGTTTAACGAAGGTGGAGATGTTTCAATGCCAAAACAAATGGAACTGTTTAACGAGGGCGGCCTCATGGATGAGGGAGGGACAACAGACCCCGTATCAGGCAACGATGTTCCAGTAGGCTCACTGAAAAAGGAAGTGCGCGACGACATTCCTGCCCAACTTAGTGAAGGCGAGTTTGTCATGCCAGCCGACGTTGTACGATATCATGGTCTGGACAAAATGATGGCACTACGAGATGAAGCAAAGGCTGGCCTCGCACGTATGGAAGCGATGGGACAGATGGGTAACGCAGACGAAGCCACAATTCCTGATGGCATTCCATTTAACATGGATGACCTGATTATGGATGACGAGCCTATGCAGATGCAGGTTGGAGGTTTTGTACCGCAGCTTCAGCCATACACTTCTTTGCAAGGACAACAACCTACTGGGTTTGTACAACTCCAAGAAACCGCACCTGTGCAGCAACGCATTGCAAGCCCGTATGCAATTGCTGAGTCGCCGCAACAAACTGGTGAACTAATTACAGCAGAGCAACTTGTGCCGCGTGTTGAAACAGAATTTAGAACGTATGTTAATGCACAAGGCCAAACCCTTCAGATACCGTTTATTGATGGTCAACCTTTGTATCCAATTCCACCGGGCTATACGTTGCAATCAACAACTGACCCACAAGACCCAGTACAGCAACAACCAGTACAGGCTCCTGCACGACCTGTGCGAGAAGATGACCCATCAGATGAGCCAAGCACTGCGCCAGCAGCGACTGCAGTGTTTGGTGGCACCGTTTCAAATGGTCGTATATTTGGTGGCACTACTTATGAAGTGTCTTATGACTCCAGCGGAACTTCTGGGCCGGGACTACTTGGAGCCTTGACAGGACGAGTAGACCGTGTTACACTTACACGTGATGGTAAACAAGCAACCATGTCACGGGATTTGTATAATCAGCTAAAAGAAAACAGAACAAGCCCCGAAACAACAGAAATTATTAATCAACTATTTAGTTATACTGACGTGGCTAATCAATCAATTAATCAGTCAGCGGGATTAGATAGAGGGTTTCTAGGCTTTGGTGGCAATAGAAAAGAAATTGAGAATGATGCCGCCCGTGAAATTTATGAAGACTTAGGTTTAGAATATAAAAATCAACCGTTGTCTGAAGCACTCATGGTGCAAGCAGAGACTTTGAGGGAGCAAGCTGCAACAGCACAACCAACAGTAACACCGGCAGTAACACCTACAGATAGAACTATTCCTGACCCAGCATATAGAGAAGACGCAGTAACTGCTCAAGTTATGGGTGATGGAACTGAGCCAACTACAATATCTGATACCATTGCTGCTGGCCCATTACCTAGTGCCACACTTACAACCACAGGACCACGTGCGCCAAGTCCAATTATGGCAGGAGGTTCACGTTCTACCGCGATAGGCACGGGCCGTCCTGCAACAGAAGGCGACATTGCTAGGCTGTTTGGACAAGAGACAACAGCAGCTGGTACACGCTTTGACCCAATGGAGATTGGTTTCCCTTTAGGCACTCGTCTTACTGGGCCGGAAGAACAGCTTTCCGACTCAACACGTATGACACGCCTTGACGCACCAACTGCGCCTGTCTTTGCAGATGCAGAGGTTGCTACCATCAATCGTTTTGGTAAACTTACAGATTATCAGAAGGTAGGTGATAACTTCTTCCGCGTAAAGGCAGATGGCTCATTGGCTGCAGCACCAGCAACTGGGCTTACAGCAATGAACTTGCGCAACCCTGACTCACCCATTGTAAGTCGTCAAATGGTATCTCGCCCTACAGGCGATGATATTGCATTACCAATGGCACGTCCAACAGATTTTGAACGAGAAATTGGTATGCGTCTTACTCCTGCCCAAGAGAGAATACTTCAAGATGAAAGACGTAGGCAACAACGACAGACTACACCCCTTACGTCATTTGAAGTTCAAGCTATGGCAGACCGTGATGATAGTCCTTCACTTACTCCTGCTGAGATTGAGGCTATGGCAGACCGCGACTTTAGTGATGCGCGTCAGGCAGAAATTGACAGAGAACGTGCAGAGGCAATCATTGCAGAGGAAAGTCGCCGTCAACAAAGTCAAACAGATACAGATGAAGCTGACAGAGTTTCTGCAAGAGAAGGTCGTAGTAACATTGTAACAGATAGTTCAGGTCGCCCTGTTACCAGTCGCAGCACAGGTCGTGCGGTGACGACAGCCAGAGGTCAGCAACTTCGTGAGAGTGGCTCTTCGGGTGATGCTGCTATTGAGCGTCAAGCTGATGCAATGCGTAGGGAAGCAGACCGTCGGGAAGAAGAAGAACGTGCGGAACGAAATCGTCAAGAAATGGCAAGGCAGTCTGGTAGCAGACAGGCTAGTAGCCCCGGCGATAAATCTCGTGCTGGTGAAGACGGACCCGGTGGCGACCCAGAGCCATCAGGAACATACTGTTGCACAGCATCGTGGAAGCGCAATCAGATGGCCATCACTGAAATCAAAGAACTTCGCAAATGGCATCGTCAACAGTCTAGCATGTGGCAAGAAGGCTACGATATTTGGGGCAAGTGGGTCGCTGACAAACTTGTAGCAAAGTCGGATTGGTCTGCATCTGTTGTAAAGGATGTGTACGAAGCCCTTATCCATAAAAACTATACTGCAAAGGGTCTGTTTGGTCTCGCAGTAATTATTCCTGGCGTATATGCCACAGCAATTTATCGGAGAATGAAGAACTATGGACGAGTTACTTGCACTAATTAGAGAGCGTTATATGTCGCTTTCTGAAGAAGAGAAAGATGATATTCGTCGTCTTATGGGTACACAAGAAGGCCGCGTGCTTGCAAAGTTACTTGGCCCTGACCTGATGCAACAAATTCGCTTGAAGCCACCACAGGGTGCTTCTCGCAAACGTGGACTAGCAGCACGTTAAACAGCTAGATTAACTGGCCTACCCATCCCCCTGCATGGCTACGATGGCCCCAGATAGGAGAAACCTATGAACGACACAATCATGGCTGAAGAGATGAAGCCGCAAGAAACCAAGGCATTTGTATCAAAGCCGTATAGTAATGATGAGCGTATTAAGAAAGAAGAAGAAGAACTTGAACAGCTTATGAAAGAACAAAAAGGTGAAGTTGAAGAAGTAGAAGAAGAACCAGCCTCATCTGAAGAAAAGACATTTAAGAAACGCTATGGTGATTTGCGCCGTCATACACAAGAAAAAGAAAAAGAGTTTCAAAAGCAACTAGAAGAACTCAAGTCACAACTTGACACTGCTACTCGTAAAGAAATGAAGCTGCCAAAGTCTGACGAAGACCTTGAGGCTTGGGCAAAGGAGTATCCAGATGTTGCTGCTATTATTGAAACTATTGCTGCCAAAAAGGCTCAAGAACAAGCTAAAGAACTTGAGGATAAGTTTAAGGCAGTTGATGAAATGCAGTTCAACGCCAAGCGAGAAAAAGCGGAAGCAGAACTAATGCGACTGCATCCTGACTTTGATGAGATTAGGGATAGCGATGACTTTCACGAGTGGGCTGACGAACAGCCTAAATGGGTACAGGAAGCACTCTATGAGAACGACAATGATGCTCGTTCTGCTGCCCGTGCTATTGACTTGTACAAGTCGGACAGAAACATCACGACTAAGAAAAAGTCAAAAGGTAACGCAGCAGAAGCTGTCACATCAAAGAATACTAGAAGCAAGCCGCAAGAGAATGAAACATCTTCTTATCTAAAAGAATCTGAAGTACAGAGGATGTCTCCGCAAGAATATGAAAAGCGGTCAGACGAAATCATGGAAGCAATTCGTGCCGGTAAATTCGTCTACGATGTTTCGGGGTCTGCACGATGAGTGTAATATTTAAACCCGAAAAAGAAATGGAACTGTTTGCTCCGTTTGGTCCGACAATGGGATACTACCGTATGCCAAAGGAACTTGTAGACAAACTGAACAGTAAGATGTCTGACAAACTCCAAGACTATTCCGACAATCTTGTCGGCAAAGTGTCTGAAGAGTTAGCGTTTGACGAAGAAATAGTACAAATTGCCCAAGAAGGTTTAGGGCAGTTTATTGGAAAATATCAAGCCTACACTGAATTGCGTAACTCTTTTGGTGCAAAGTCGCTTGATATTGACAACTACGACTACGGACTACAAATTGTTTCAGGCTGGTTTGTACGCCAGTTTGAAAATGAATACAACCCTCTTCACATACATACAGGCTCTCGCCTATCATGCGTGGGTTACTTAAAACTACCAGAAGGTATTGAAGAGGAATGGGAAGAAGACTACGAAGACCACCATCCCGCTAATGGTCACATTCAGTTTGC